CCGCAAGCGGAACAGCAGAGGCCGTTGCGCTGTAGTACAGCGAGATTGGTGTGTAATTAACTGCTGCCATGATTTACCTCAGAATGTCCCGCCGGTTACGCCGTATGCAGTCCCGGTCCCGCCGTTCGCAATTGCTAATTGGCCAACGTTAACAATGTTTGCGGAAATTGAAAGTGGCGTTGTTTGTTTGGTATAAATTGACCCAAGGGCTGCGTGGCCATACGCGCAAACGCCAATTTGAATAACATACCCCGTTGGCGGGACAGAATTCATAATTTGGCCAGCAGAATACGGACTCAAATATAAAATATCTCCGACGTTGAACGATGCGGTATTTATGCCAGTAATCATGCCGGCAGAAACTACATACCCTATAGCCCCGTTTGCTATTGCTGTGTTTGTTATCCCAATCACAGCCGCAGTAACAGTGCTATTTGCCTGTGCTAACGCAATGTTTGGATACGAAGATCCGCTTGCTGTGTTTGTAATATAAACAGGAGCACCAAACGCAATCGTTGATCCTGTGTTGTTAATTACTTTAACAATTGTCTCTTGACCAATATGAACCGCATTATTGGTTGCATCATTGTAGTAGGACAACGCTTCTTGCGCAGAATCGTACCAAAGACGACCCTTCACATATGATGGCGCAGAAATCGAAGTCCACGACTCATAACTTGCTTGAGTTGGTGTCGTCAGACTTGGACTGGTTGAAAGAACGGTATTACCTGTACCGGTTGACGTTGTAACCCCGGTCCCCCCGTTGGCCACCGCTAAGGTACCGGCCAACGTAATCGCACCTGAGGTAGCACCGCTCGGAGTCAACCCAGTCGTTCCACCGCTAAAGGTAGTCACGCCACCGCCACCGGCCGCAGCCGCCCAAACAGCAGTTCCGCCGCTGACCGTCAGCACATAACCGTTAGTGCCAATCCCTAATCTTGTTGCGCTGTTAGCCCCGTTCCCAACAATCAAGTCACCGGTAGACGTAACAGGAGACAAAGCATTAAACGCCGCGCCTGCCGTTGTTTGGCCAGTGCCACCGTTGGCTACGTTCAGGGTTCCAGCAAGCGTTACAGCGCCTGCGGTAGCCGTTGCCGGGGTCAATCCAGTTGTGCCGCCGCTCAGTGTCGTAACCCCACCGGCAGTCCCGTTAGAAGCAGCAGTAATTTGACCTTGAGCGTTGACCGTAATGCTGGCCAACGTATAACTGCCAGCCGTGACCGTCGTGTTGTCTAACGAAATGGTTCCGGTCGTCGTTATCGGTCCGCCCGTCAACCCGGTTCCGGTCGCTACCGATGTAACTCCACCGGAGAGCCCAATAGCGCTTGTAGTCGTCCTTACGGTCTGCCCGTTCTGGACAATCGGTACAACCTCGCTACCAGTAAGAGCACCGGCTGCAGGTAATTGGGTAATCGTTACTTGTGCTGACATTACTCTTGGCTCGGTGGACTTGGCGCAATTGTATCCAAATTACCGTTAGTCGTAGGCACCTGTGAATTGCCTTCCAACGAAATCTGGAACTGATTGCTACCCTCGGTCATTAGGTAATCATCATTTGCGGCCACACTCACATCTGGACGCGGAAATCTAATCGTAATCCGCTCAGTCTTCCTTGCCGGCAACCGATACGGATCAAACTGGTCAGCGCAACCAGTATCGCAAACCTGTAGCCCCGGAAAGTTTGGATCCGGACGCAACACAGAATGTGGATACTTGAGACGACACCGGTCACAGATTGCGATCGCAATGTCAGAGTAACCACGAGTGTCTAGAAAGCGTGGCATCAGCGTGTGTACACCGACACGTTCGGAGCCATGTAAATCGGCGACCGATCGCGCTCTTCAGCTTCCGCTAGACCTAAATACTTCTCGGCCTGCGCCTCAAGGTACTGCACCCGATCTAAAGGAACACCGGGCAACTCTAAGCTCATGCGGTGAGCCAACATCATCACCGTAGCCTCATACCACCTCTGAGGAACCTCCAGTTCATTGGTGAGTGCTCCAACATCATCAATCTGACGCGAGTACCAGATCGTCATCTGAACAAACGGATCGCTTGGAACCGGCCACAGATAGATCTTGCTCTGCGGGATTGTGCGATTGAACCAATACTGGAACGGCTGGTTGGCCGTGAAGTTCTTATTCGGAAGATTGGTGTAGTCGTCCCTGTTGAGACGAGCCATCGTGATCTCGGTTGAGTTATTCCCGAAGAACAACTCCCGCAAGCTCAACGTTCCTGAAATTGCCCGGATGCGGTAGTACGGAACCGTGAACCCCGGATCAATGTCATACCAGAGCCATTCGTTGTCAACCCAGACCGTTGGACCGGGAGCGGAGATGGTCTTCCATGTAGTTCCGTCAGAGGAACACTCAAATACCACATTGAACGTGCCAGAAACGCCCGGCAGGATGCCGATTGACCCGATATAGACTGAAGATCCATAGTTAACCGAAATATTCCCTGCCGCAGAAGTCTGCGTACAGATTGTGTCTGTGTTGCCGTCAAAGGCATTCTCCACCACTCCGCCGGCGCTGCTTGAGTACGCTCCCGACGGCCTTGCCATCTTGCGATACAAGGCTTGCAATACGTCGTTTCCGCCAACAGGAAGGTCGTATATGTACTGGTCCGCTTTCAGGCCGTACACTTTCTTTTCGATCGCCCAATACTGGATACCAATGTTGATGAGGTTAGACAACAAGAAGAACAACGACTCACGAGCAGAAGTCACCTGCTCTGATGTCAGTTCCTCCGCAAGTTTACCGGCCCGACGTGCTCCGTGGTCGATCAACGTCATTACGCTAATGACCGTTGTGCCGACTGTATTTGAATAAGCCATCCACTACTCCGGACAATTCCAGCGCTTCATCGAGGCCCTAGCACGGCTTCCTTTCTCGCTCTTTTCGGCTACCGGACCCATCCGGGCGCAAAACGAATCTCGCCTTGCTCCCCCTTCAGGCTGCGGTGCTTTGAGATTGGATCCGGTCTCTCTATTATACTTTGCTCTTCCTTTTGCAGTAAGCCCCGCACCCTGATCAGCAGGCAATTTTTCACCACGGCCAATTGATAGACTTGGACCACCATCCTTCATCTTTGCAGTCTTTGCTGATTCCCTGAATGCTTTTGCAGTCGGAGCACCAGCAGAACCGGGCTTACGCATTCTTTCTCCAGAACCCTCCGCTATCCGCTCTCTCTTGGCTTGGATGTTGGCATACAACCCACCACCCTTCATTCCCTTGTCAGCATCAACAAAGTCTTGGCCAACAGACTTCGGAATCCCAACTTTCTTTGCAAATTCTGGGTTGTGTGCTACAGCCGCCATCATTCGGTGCTGTTTTAAACTGTGACTAGGCATGTTTTTCCATTAACTTGTCTAACTTGGTTTCGAGTCTGTCAAGGCGATCAAATATTCTATTGACATCCGCATCAAGCTGCGCTCTTGTAACATACTCCCTCGGAAGCTCTTCTCTAGTTTTGTTAATTAAAATTTGAATTCGTTTAACTTCGTCGAACAAATTCTTTACAATAAAGCCAATTGCCGCCGTAGCAATTGACAACACCAAACTCCAGAGTTGTGTTTCCATTTTTTTTTAAATTGTTGGCCAAGCAATTGAAAACGGATCAACCTGTTTTGTGATGTCCCGCAGGGCTTGTCTGTATGCTGCCCACGCGGTTTTGTCAACCAAAGATTCTTTCATCTTGCACCAGTTTAATTAAACATCATAAACATATTGCCGGTTGACGCTGCATCAACGGGTGCAGCTTTGCTAATGGTGTATTGGAGAACTATTAACGGATGACCCGCAACGTTAAAATATCCTGTTCCACCGCCCCACGATCCAGCAGCACCCGGAGTTCCAATAGTAGTTGTGTTAACCGCCGCGCCACCTCCACCACCACCACCGGGGCCATACTGACTACTTGTGCCAGAGTCAGTCCAAATGTTTTGCGTACTGCCGTTACCGCCGTTTAAACGTCCGGCAGTATTTACTCCACCGCCGCCGCCGCCACCACTAGACCCGTTTCCAGCATTAGTTGATGCAGTCGCAGCCGCGCCAGCTCCTGTTCCGCTGCTATTTGCTCCTCCAGCACCAGCAACCCCCGCAGCCGTAGAGTTTCCAGCATTTCTTAACGTGCCTCCGTTTGCTCCTCCGCCACCTCCAGATGAACCAGATGCGTTGGCGGTACTAAATACGTTGCCCCCCGTGCCACCTACGCCATTGGGTCCAGCAGCACCGCCGCCGCCGCCAACTTTTCTGAATGTTGTACCGCCACCAGATCCCCCGTTTCCCCCAGCAAAAACTTTTCCGGCTTCGCCCACAGAAGATGCGGTAACTCCTCCGGTACTACCACCCGCTGCCGCCCCCTTAGCCAAAACACCATTAGTTGCAACACTAGGGGCAGATGACGCTGATTTATTAAACCAAGCGTCCGATCCTCCTTGAAGACCAGAGGTAAAATAATTTAAATAATACGCACCAGTGTTATTTAAAGTGCTTACGTCAACCGCAGATG